TTTTTATAACTTCTATAACTTGCCATTTTTGTTCCTAAATATATGTTACTCTAATTAAGCCGCCGCCTCCAGTGCCGCCTTGGCCACAGCAACGTCCGCAATAAGTATTCATTGCACTTTGTCCGCCAGTTCCGTATGGTACACTAAAGTTACCACAACGTATCCAACATTCTCTAATGCCTTGTGTACTTATTCCCCCAATAATTGGTGCAACACCTTGGTGTATTTCTTGTGTATGACAATGACAGTATCCTGACGCTGTTGACCATCCTGGATTGTTTGGAACAACATACATTTCGCCATTGTTGTGTGTTGGACATCTACAATATGCATTTGTATAGAAACAAGCCGTTGACCATGAAGTATTTGCTTCAGCTCTGTAACCACCGCAAGCACAAAAGCCTGACATGTTATATCCATTTGCATAAGTTGTACATCCGTTACATCCTACACATTCTCTACTTAAACATCTATATACGCCAGCAGCACATAAACTGTATGTACAGCCCGGTCTTGTGCCTAATGTTTTGGTATTATGACTTCCGCCCATGGCTGCTTTAAAGTGATGACATCTGTTACACGAACATGAACCTGAGCCATTGCCTCCAGCTCCCCATAAGTCTACAGTTAATCTGCATACTCCAGTAGGTACAGTCCAGTTGCAACAGCAACCGCCGCTACATCTGCAAGGTACACCTGATATCCATTTTACACCATAATTATTTAATGTATTTGAATTAATATCATTATCGGTTAATGTTCCATTAACCATTTGGTCGCCGTGTACCTTTTTATAACTTGCATAACTTGCCATTAATAATTCCTTACGTAAATGTTAATTTTACTACTCCTGGGCCACCTGTTCCACCTTGACCGCAACAACGACCACAATAAGTTGATTGAGCACTTTGTCCACCGTGTCCTGGAGGTGCAATCCAACAACCGCAACGTACCCAACATACTGATATACCTTGTGAAACGTTACCACCTAACATTGGTGCTGCCGTTGGTCTCATATACTGATGGTGACAGTGACAGTTGTAAATTCCTGTAAACACACCAATGTGACTCATGATGTGCATTTGTCCTCTACCTGTACCGCATCCTGGTCCAATACAACAACCCCAACAACTGAAACAATAGTTTGACCAGTCTGTGTTAGCATTGCCGCAACGTCCGCCTACTGTACATAGGTTACAAGCGTTGTATCCGCAAACATATGAAATACATCCATTACAAGAAGAACAGTTTCTACTCAAACATCTGTACACTCCGCCTGCACACATTCTATATGTGCAACCTGGTGCTGTAGTAATTGATTTTTGGTTATAAGAGCCGCCGCCTGCGCCCTGGAAATGATGACATCTGTTACAAGAACAAGCACCACTACCATTGCCGCCTGACGCCCATAATTCGAATTGTACTTTTCTAGTACAACCTGGCGCAGTCCATAAACAACAGCAACCTGATGAACAACGACATGCATCACCGATTAGCCACTTAGTACAAAGTCTATGACGAACCCCAGTTCCCATTTTATCTTCGGTAACTGTGCCATCAATGATTTGCTCACTTGTAACTTTTTTATAACTATCGTAAGTTGCCATTCAACTTTGCTCCTATTAGATTGTAAAGATACGCCATCCGTAGGTGTTATTGTGGAACACCATTTCAAACGCTGCATCTTCTGTAGTAACTGTTAGGTTAGACGAATCACCGTTAATTAGTTTACCGTTACGTGCTACTGTAAAGTTTGATCCACTTACTAAGAAAAATCTAACTCTATCACCTTGTGCTGGCGAACTTGGTAGTGTAACTGTGTGGTTACCTTGTACCCAGTTTGTTTGCCAACTTAATGTTGTTCTTCCACCTGTAACAGCAATGTTTTGAAATCCACCTACTGTCCAACTTGAACCATTGTACCATTCTAAATGACCATAATCAGTGTTAAACCTTACAAAGCCTTCGGACGGAGAGCCGGGGCGTTGTGCAGTTGTACCCTGAGGTATTGTCATATGCGTTGATGCTGATGCTGTTAAATATTGTGATGTTAGCGTTCCTGCGACATTTATAGCGCCACCAACATAAGCATTTTTAGCTACACCTATACCACCATCAAGTATTAGTCCACCTGTTGCTGTAGTTGTACTTTGTGTAGTATTTTGTACTAGTAACTGAGGGCCTGCTGGGATAACAACATCACCTGATCCATTTGGTTCAATGGTAATATTTTCATTCGGAACAAGACTTGATAGTTTGTTGTCAACACTCACTAATCGTGCTAGTAGAGGTCTTCCAACTGTTCCTGTGTTAATTCTGCGCATGTCTGCTCCTTTATGCTGTTGCTGTTTCTATACCATACACTACAACATTTACGTCAGTACTATTAGAATATACTACAACATTTTTAGTTGCATCTAACACTATTCCGCCTCGTTCTAGACTACCATTTCCTAGTAATTCGGTATCGAATTCTAAATATTCAGCATTAGTTGGTGTACCAGCAGCTGATATTGCTACTCTTACATCTCTTGATGCTGTGTTTCTATTTGTTACATTAACAGTTACAACTGCAAATGTATCCGCAGGTACAGTATACACAGTGGTGTTTGCCGCTGCACTTAAATCTGCTGTTCCTAATATTCCTGTTGCCATTTTCTTTTTCTCCGTTTATCTTAAAAAGTAATTGTATGCCATTGGTAAACCAAGTACGCTACCTGTGAAGTTTACATTTGCTTTTATATTTATCTGTTCTCCACTAACCGTTGTAATTTGATTAGTGTTGACGAATATGTCACCAGCTGTTACACTGTTAACGTTTAGTGTAGCACCACCGCCACCAATTTGGGCTTCAATGTATGCTTTCACTGCTCTCTGTGTTGGTACTACTGTGTCACTATTAGCTGTAAAGAACGGGTCTGTACTAAATTCACTAATACTTGCAGAGTTACCACCTAGTGTAACTTCACCTAGTGATAGTTCTTGTAGTCCTGCAATGTTGAACGCTTCAGCATTCAATGTCGCAACACCAGTTGCCTGTTCAATACTAAACAAGTCACCAACTCTAAAGTTACCATCTTGGTCAGTAGCTGTAAAGAACACTCTTCCGCCATTGTCGTCTTTGGTTTCTTTAGCTTGGTCTGGTGCTATAGTTGGTATGCCAGGGTAATTAGTAGTTGTAAATCCTCCTGTACCAATATCTAAGAAGTCGTGTCCTGTTAGACGTACTTGACTAAATCTAATACGCATTGTTACTGGATTACCATCTACTGGAGCATCTGTAATACTCATGTCTGGTGATAATTGTAAGAACGCTGTTTTAGAACCATCGTTAAGTCCTACTAGTGAAACTGTGTTAACTAGTTTAAAGAACTGTCCTGGTAAGCTGTCAAACTCAACGTTTGAACCGTTTACTGGTGTTGCACTTAATCTTCTAACTGCAACAAACTGTCCACTTTGTGTAAAGTCTGCGCCACCGTTTGATGTTGGACCATCAACTTCTGCACTAGCTGTAATAAAGCTAGTACCTCTGTTAATAAATGTTGGGTTAGCCAATGCGCCATTTCTAATTTTTGGAACTAGTACAACATCTTCAATGTTTCCTGGATCTGTAACTGTAATAGTAGGTGCTGCACCTTCGTATCCTGATCCTGGTTCTGTCATTCTAATTTCAAATATTTTCTGGTTAGCAACACCTGCTCTACCTAATGCAGGAGCTCCTCTGTAAATTGTTTTTGCTGTATTACTTGTATCATCAACACTTACAAATCTACCTATTGGTGTTGTTGCGCCAATTGTATGTGGATTACCAAACGCTATTTTCTCACCTATATCAGTTAAGCCAGTAACTTCAGTCCATTTAACTCCATCAAACGACTCAGCTATTACTGTTTCATCGTCGCTGTATGTAATTACAAATACACCTTGTCCGTATGCAATACCACTTGGTGTAGCTGTTGCATTTGGAGTGCTTGCTGCAACCCAATTTGTTCCGTCTATACTGTGTGCCATGTTGTTAGCACCTGTGTCGCTTGCTAGTGCAACAAATATTCCGTTACCCCAAACTACGTCAATCCATGTTTTACTATTAGGAAGTGTCACTGATGTCCATGTTTCACCTGTTGGTGATGTAACAGCATTTGTGCTTCCTGAATCAAGTGCAACAAATAAACCTTTACCATATGTTAAACAATCATAACCAGTTCCTGGTAATGCTGTTGAATATGTTGACCAGTTTGTTCCACCATCATCTGAATAAGCAACATCTTGATCTGAGTTTGATGTAACAACAAATCTATTTGTTCCTAATGCAATATAACCTGTTGCAACATTCATTGCTGTACCTGCTGTTAAACCGCTAAGTGTCTTGTCTGCCCATGTACCTAATGCATCATCAACACTTACACTAACAACATTTGAGCTTACTCTAGTTGCCACTGCTGCATGAGGTTTAGCTGTACTTGAACCGTCATTTAATAATGCACTTGCTATGTTTTGGTGATCACCTGTTTTAGTAATTGCTGTCCAACTTGCTGCTGTAGTACCGTCTATACTTGTGTAGAAGTTACCATCTGCTAGTGCAATAAAGTATCCTTTACGTCCAATACCATCAAAATCAAAGTCAACTATTGCACCAGATGCATTAACTGTTGTAATTGTAACAACTATATCGTTGTCTACATCTGTACCGCCTAGCAATCCGCCTTTGATAGTTACTGTTGATAGTCTAGTAAATTCCTTACCGCCACTTGCAACAGTTACATAATATTTTGCACCGTTACGTGTAACATTAAATGTTGCACCGCTACCGTCACTGTTTGATTCACTTGCAACACCTGCATATGTGTTTGCTGTTTCAACAAATTCAATGTTGTTAAAATCGTCAGTTGCAATAGTTTGTACAGTTGCTACAGCATTGGCCGGAGCCGGAATTGTAACTCTTGGTTCAACTTGATATGTTGAAGAACTGTTTGGAGCAACAATAGTTGTTCCTGGAACTACATGACTAAATCCTGAAACTCCGTATCTATCTACAACGTTAGCTAATTTACTTCCTGAATTGTATGATGTAATGTAACCATAGTTACCAACACCTGCACCACCTGTGATGTAAATTGCCATACCAACATAAGCACTTGAAATACTACCGTCTGTAGCTGCTAAGTTAATACTTGTTAATGTTCCAGCCTGCGCTGTGTTTGATACGATAGTATAGTTTGTACCACCAGCGTTACTAGGTGATTCAATTGTTTCACCAATTTGGATTCTGTTTATTGCGCCGTCTCTAAATTCATCTGCTAATAATGATTCATCATCTCCTGCGCCAAATATATTAATATTTGCTTCAGTATAATCATTACCTGCATGTGAATATTCTAAACGTTGTATTGCGTCAGTATCTGTAAATACGTTGCTTATTGTAGCGTTGTATTGTGTTGAGTTGTCTACAACTGCTGTTACTGGAGTTTCATCTGGATCGACTCCTTCTGCAACTGAACCGTATGTACCGTATGAGTTGTTACCGTTTGTAGCACGAGCTCTTCCGCCTGTTTCACACAAGTACCCAATATGTGAGTAGTATGTAAACACTGACACAAGTTCTGCTCTACCATTGTTAAGCAACCATGCTCCAATACCATCACTAATAACTTGTGTAAAGTCGTTACTAACAATTGAATCGTTACCGCCATCATGTAGTGCGCCGTCAATTTTTTGTCCTACAGCTGCATAACCAAATGTTGTACAGTTTTGTACGTATGGCGAACGTGCTGTAATCCATACACGCTCATCTTTTGGTCCCCAACCTGGATCAAGTGATGCATACGCACCGCCTGTTGGTCTACTTGTACCGTAAGCGTTTGCTGGACCTAAGTCGCCTTGTAGTCCATCCATTGTTTGTAATCTAACACCAGTACCGTTACGTAAGTAGTAGAAATCTTCTTCTTGTGATCCAAGAACACTATTTGCATAGTATCTTGCACCTAACGCTGCTCTGTACCAACCTGTGTAGTCAACTGCTAATACATTTGTATCATATGACACCAACGGAGCGTTATATCTTTTAGCCCAGTTACGTGAATATGCAGCGTCCCATTTCATTCCGTATACATATTCTCTAACATCTCTTGCACACAATGTTCTGTTATAAACATATGAACTTTTAACTTCAAACATTGCACTATATGTGTTATCAATATATTTTACAGTTTTAATAACAATATCATCTGCATTACGTTTAATTTGTATTTGAGCCGCTTTTAAGTCTGCTGTTGCACCGTTTACATCTGGATATGTTGCTGCTGGCAAGCCGTCTAAGTCGCCGTCTGTAATTACATCTTCAATAATTTGTAGTAGTGTTTGAGAAAGTGTACCTTCTGTTGCACTAGCTGCTGTTCCTGATGTATCTTGGTTAGCTGCGTTTCCTGAAGATTTTGTAACAGCAACTTCTCTAATAACTTCGTCAGTTACTACTGAAAGTCTGTCGTATGCCGCCGCTGTTGCTGCACCTTCGCCAGCACCGCCTTGGTATACTCCGTCTACATAGTAGCTTCTTGCTGCTTGATGACTTGCACTTGTACCACCGTACATAATGTCATAACGCAATGCGTCAATTACATAACCAACATCTCTTTCACATTTTGCTACATCGTAACTTAGTGAAGGATAGTTAACAGCAATCCATGCTGTAATTTCTGCAATCATAAATGCTCTGTTAGCACCTAGTTGTGCTACAGCATTAGTTGTGTTTGCTGTTGCTCCTGCTGGTGCTGGATATGTAATTGCATCTGCATTTCCAACGCCATTGTTTAAAACATCAACAATTTCTGCAAAGAATGCATTTGATCTTGATAGGCCTGTTGTACTTGTTCTTACTTTGTAAAGTTCTGCAACTTTAGCTTTTGTAAAGTTAATACCTGCTGTTGTTTGAGCTAATTGTGCTCCGTTTGCTACACTAGCACTTGCTCTTTGATAAGCAAGACCTTGTGTTACAGCATTGTAGTTAGTTCCTAATGTAATATCATAACCTACAGCATCTAAGAAATACCCAGTATCTCTACGACATTTGGCTTTGTTATATTGGAAAGATGATTCAGTTGGATCAAAAGCAAAAGCACTTCCATTAACTGTATCACTTGCAATAAAAGTTGTATCACTTTCGATAGATTTTACATAATATGTTGTATCTGTATCGGCGCCGGCTTCTGTTACAGCGTTTGTACTATCATCGTAGTTAACTAGTTTAAGCCCCATTCCTGGAGATAACCAACTTGTATCTGCAACTGTAACTGTACCATTTGCTTCAACTTTTGAAACAGCTGCTTTATAACATTCATCTGCTTCATTTAGTGCTTCTTGTACAATCCATTCTTTGTTAGTTTCTAATTGATATTGTGCATTATAAATCTCTGGATCTACAACTTGTTTATTTGCACCTTCATAGCTTGCTGTCCAAATAGTGTCGTTAACCCATTCAAATGTTTCTTCAAGTTGTACACTTGTTTCACACTGTTCACTTGATAATACTGCCTGCATTTCTCTCATAGCAAACATATTAGCTGCAATAGTTGCATCTTTCTGATCTGCAATTACTTTTGTTCTTGCAGGTTTTCTACGATATGAGAATGCTGTAATAATACTTGCAATATTTGTTCCAAGTAATGCATCATATTTTGCGGCATCAAAAATTAATCCTAAGTCTCTTGTACACTTAGCATGATCAAATTTGAAATCACTATATGTGTCAGTTACAAACTGTAGTGTAGTTTTAATATGGCCGTCTCTATTTGAATCAAACAATGCATAGTCAGTAGCTGTTTGACCAGTTTCTGTACTTGTTACTTCAGTAATTGCTGAAATTCCGTTTGGATTATCAGCTGTAATAGCATTAGTAACTTCAGTAATAAATGATACAATTAATGCTTCTTCAGTTGCTGATGCAGGATTACCATTTGTACTTTGTGTTTGTGTGTTACCAGTTTGTTTTGTAATTGAAACTTCAGTAATAACATCTTGTGCAACACTTGATAAGTGTCCGTATGCTGCAATAGTTTCTGTTGCTTCACCTGGAATAACACTTGCACCGTTTAAGTTAAAGTATGATTTAGCAATACGTACTTGGGCAATATTTCCGCCGTACATGATATCATGACATAATCCGTCTACAATAAATGCTACGTCTCTTTCGCAACGTGCTCTATCATATACAAATGATCCTGGAGGATTATTGTAAGTATTTTCAACATAATTTACTACATCGTCAATTATAAACTGTCTATTTGATACTAATAAGTTTTTAGCTTTAACAGCATCTGCTGTTGAGTTGTAACTTGGAAAAGTTAATGCATCTTCAGCTGTAGTGCTATTTTGTAAAATATCAATTACTTCGTTATAAAATGAAGTTGTTCGTGTTGTATAAGTTGAATCAGTTAAGTCAGCTAATTGTAAATCACGGAACTTTCTAATTGCACCAACAGTTTGACTTTTTTGTGCACCTTGTAAATATTCAGATGTTTCTCTTCTGTAAGCTCTACCTGCTTGAATAGCTAGATAGTTTGATCCAGTAAGTGTATCATTCTGTGCGCCTTCAGAAAGTATTTCTAAGTCACGTCTACAAATGCCACTGTCATATTTGAAGCTACCAAAGTTTTTATTGATAAAGTCAATTGTATATTCACCAACTTGGTCTTTTGCTGCGTCAATTGCTGTTGTATCAGCAAAAGTTAAAGCATTTGCTCCTGCAACACTTGGATATACTTCTGCAACTGTTCCTACACCACTGTTAATTGTGTCTGTGATATCGTCGAACAAGTTACCAATTGTAGTTGATTCACTTGCTGTACCGCCAGTGCCTGCAATTTGTGCTACATCTGTTTGTAGTACAGGTGTTACTGTAATATTACGCTGTACAGTTTGTACTAACTGTTTCATGAAACCATATGCAGCAATAGTTGCCGCTTTTTCACTTGCTGCAATCTCTAATACAGCGCCTGTGTAATATGCTTCACCTGCAACAACTGATTGCCAGTTACCACCGTATGTTAAGTCATAAGCAATAGCATCTAAAATAAATCCAATATCTTGTTTACACTTAGTACGACTGTACTTTAAGTCTGGATAGTTTTCAGTAATATATGCTGTAGTTTCTGTTTTAATAAATTCTCTATTTTGTAAAAACAAGTCGCGCCCACGTCCTGCATTTGCGTTTGTCATTTCCCATGGCTTAGGAAATTGTGCATAAAGTTTTTCGCCTAATTGTGCATCGATGTTTCTACGTATACCACGTACTTGACGTGTTAAGCCTTCCCATGCTTGAGGTGTTTCTGCGTAAGGATATGCTGTTGTTTGTGTTAAAGTATTTCCTGTAGTTGGAGTCATTGTAAGACCCGATGCTACGTTACCAACAACTTGCTCAATTCTTTCTAAGGCTTTACTTGTATATCTGTAATCACTCTTAGGAGTTAGTGTTGAGTTTGTAGACTTTCTTGGTTGTACGTTAACTGAACGAAGTTCGTCTCCCATTATACAGCATTCTGCTGGAATAATAATCGGTAGTACTTCTCTATATTGCCCAGTTGTTACTTTAATTAATGTTTTCCGTATGCTTCTTGCCGGAATGTTTGTTGCATTACCTGCGGTAATTGCATCTGTAATTATTTTTCCTAAACTGGAAATAGTTGCAAAATTAGTAGCCATTAGTATCCTCCGCCCTCGGCATATCCGCCCTCTGGTGTTTCATCTGAGTAAGTGCCTCCAGAACTGCTTCCGCTTATTGTTCCATCATACACAACCGAATCCTGTGCCCCGAGTGCTGTTTCAAAATATTGTGGTACAACTCTAGTAGAGTTATCACCGTTTGTTGTTTGGTAGTTAACTGCTGGTGCAGCTTGTTGTAGTACTTTTTCAATTAGTGTTAAACCGTAGTTAATACTAGCTACAGTTTCGCCTTCTTGACCTAGTGCATAAAATTGTCCTGGATCAGTTACATATGATAATGCAACTTCTCTTGATTTTATATTTCCACCATGTCTTAAATCATAAATGAATGCATCTATAATATAACCCATGTCTCTTTCGCATTTTTTACTATCATATTTAAATGAACTTGTAAAAGGACTTGTATTATTAGCAATTTGGTAGTCAGTCCACTCAACAATTTCACGTTGTATAAAGCGTCTATTCATTTCTAATAATCTTGCTGCATCATTAGCTTTAGTTCCTCTTTCAACTTGCTGTGCTGCATATCTAATACTTTTGTAAGGTCTATCAATGTTTTTTCCGTAAAGCGGAGCAGGTGCATCAGTGCCATGTTCTGCAACATAGTATACATCTACTGATTGTCCTAAGAATTCCCAGTTTGGTACACCATTTGAATTTACTGTAAGTATTTGTCCATCTTGACCAATTGGTAATCTAACTGGAGTTGCGCCACTGTAATAAACCATGTCGCCTTTTGTAGTTAATACTGATTGCTCAGTACCAATTGTCATAATATTCCAATATGTACCTGTTGTATCTTGGTCTGGTCTTGAATTAGCTGCAGAAATTCCGCCTGTTCCATCTGGATCACCTGACGAACCGTCATCACCTTCAGAAATATGTCCTTGTATACAAACATATGAGTTATCACCGTAGCGTACAACATCACCTAATACATAAGTTGCGTCATCTGCCCAATTACCTTTCCAATCAAAACCTGTACTTAATTTTTCCCAATAAGTTGTGTTTGGTGGAGTTTGAGTTCTGTGTCCTAATATACAACGATACATGTATCCGCCTAAGCGTACAGTGTCACCTTGTAAATAGTATCTGTTTGTTGAATCTTCTTCCCAGTCTCCTTGGAATTTCATACCACGTGCAAACAAGTCCCATTCTGGAGTTCCTGTTGCTGTTGTTACCCAAGTACCGCCTGATACGTATGCACCAAAGCTCTGTGAATCAACTGCTGTTGTTAATGCTCTATCTGTGTATAATTTAAAAGTGTTAGCTGTTACTGCACCTACCCAATAGTTATAACTATTAAGATCAGTCATACCAACTACACCAGTAATATTAATTTGTTTGCCGTTACTAAGTTCGTGTAAGTCACTTGTAATAACTATTTCAGCTGCTGATGATGCACCTGTAATTACGCCGCCACTATCGCCTGGCTTAGGACCAAGTGTGTCTTCTCTAGCAATATAACTATTTCCGCCAAATTGTACAACGTCACCTGGTTGATAACCAATTGCATCATTCCATTCACTTTCGTATTGGAAGCCTTCAACAAACTTAGTCCATTTTGAACTGTCTGCTGCAAACGTTGCTTGTGATGTATGATAAGCGTTTACAATCCATAAACTAGCACCAAATTTTACAACATCGTTTAATTTATAACGTATGCTTGGCGCCCAATCATTTTTCCAATCAAACCCTTGATTAAATACTGTCCATTTTGATAAGTCAGCTTCTAGTCCTAGTGTATCAGTTGCTGCACTAATGTGGTAAGTGTTACAAACATATGTTGAGCCGCCGTACTTAACTAAGTCATTTGCTTTGTAATCATATGTTGTAGCCCAATCGCCTTTGTAATCTAATCCTGTAGCAAATACGTCCCATTTAGCAATGTCTGGTTCTAAACCTGTACTCGAATCAACGGCAGATGTATGATCCGTTTTACAGATATAAACTGTAGCACCGTAGCGTACAATATTATCTCTAATATATGCTGTTTGTGGTTGCCAGTCGCCTAGCCATTTTTGGCCATCGGCCATAATGTTCCACTTGCTAGGTACAATGTCTAAGTCAGTAAAGAAACTTGCTGAACTATCATGTCCTGTTACACAAATATATATTTTGCCGCCGTACTCTACAACGTCATCTTTGAAGTATGTAGTAGCGGTTGTCCACTCACTTTTCCATACAAATCTAATTCTACCTAACTTAAACTCTGCCATTTATCTGCTCCACTATTGTATTTATCATTGTTACCATTAACTTGATCCACCTTGGATTTCTGATATAAATTCTCTTGCAAACAACATTTGACTTATAATTGTGCCTTGTATTGCTGTTAAATTATTGTTTGCATCTTTACCGTCAAAGCTAGTAACTCTTGGAAAATTTAGATATCCATCAGTTGTTGTTGATATTTCGTTTGTATCAGTTCCTATTTTTACAGTACCAGCAACAAGTCCGTTTGTTTCTAAGTCTGAACCACCAACTGACAATCTATCAGCTAAGAATGTTGCTACCGCTTTTTGTGTAGGAATAATATTGTTTGAATCAGCACTAAATGTTCCATCAGTACTAAATTCGTTTACTACAGCTCCTGAACCACCAAGTCTAACACCACCTAATGATAACTGGCTTAAACCATCTAAGTCAAAGAACTCAGCACTAATTGTAACAATACCTGTTGCCTGTTGCACACTAAACAGTTCACCTGCTCTAAAGTTACCGTCTTGGTCTGTTGATACGTAAAACACTCTACCACCATTTAATTCTTCAACTTCGTTTTCTGGCGCACTTGTAAAAAATGCTCCTCCTGAATATAGTGTAGGATAGTTTGTTTCTTCAAAATTACCTGTACCAATATCTAAGAAGTCATGTCCAGTAATTCTACACTGACTATATCCACTTCTTAATGTTACTGCTGTTCCGTGTAACATATTGTTTTCGTTACGTAGTCTAGGTGTAATTGTAAATTTTATACTTCTAGTATTATTACCAGAACCGTCATCACCTAAGTCAGTAATACCTACTCCTGTGTAAAGTGCTAAGTCTGCTGGGTCTTCAGTTGCTAAATCAAGTAATGTTGAAAATCTAATTTGTACTCCAGGTCCTGGAACAACATTAACTCCGTCAATAACTACTACATTTGTTTCCGGAATAATATCTGCATAACCGTCGCCTGCTATAGTAATAGTTGAACTGCTTGTTCTATATCCTGCGCCTCTGTTAATAAACGATGGTTGAGATAATACTCCATTACCATAACGCATATCTACTTCAAGTCCTGTAACAAATGTTGTGTCAACAATAGTTAATGCACAAGGATTATCATCTGAATATCCGCTACCTGGATCCCACATTAATATGTTATTAAACGAACCTTGGAAAACATTTGCTTTAAATCTTGCACGTCTGCCTGTAGTCATTATACTTAAAGCATTGGTTGATGTAACATCACCAAATGCAATAAACTTTCCTACTGAGTTTGGATTTGCAAACAACAATGTGCTATACAATCTACCGTTACTATTCATATTACGTTCGGTCCAAATTATACCATCTTCTGTTGTTGCACATCTATCAATTTCGTCTCCTGATTGTGGTGCACCTGTACCAATAGCACTCTTATCACCAATTGCCATAAACACACCTTGACCGTAAATAAAATCTTTTACTTGTAAGTCGTCGCCACCAAGTTGTGGTATTTGTGTTCCTAATTTAAATGTTTGTCCTTTGTCTAAAGAGTAAACTGTTTTACCACTAAATGTAACACCAACAAATCTATTATCTCCGTATGCAAATCCTGCCCAATCATATTCACCTGCAGGCAATGCGTTTAAATAAAGTGTCCAAGCTGACCCATTAGTAGTTACAGCTGATTGCTGATCACTTCCTGATAATACAACGAATGCACCTTGACCGTATTCTACTTTTTGCCACTGTGCTGTAGTTGAGTCATCGCTGTCAGGTATAGTTCCGGAAGTCCATGTAAGTCCGTCAGTACTAGTTGCAACAGCATTACTTCCTTCAGCTATTGCAAGGAATCTTCCGCCACCATAAGCAATATCAACCCAATTATCTGAGCCCGGTAATGCTCTTTGAATCCATGTTTCTCCATCATAACTAAATGCTACATTGCTAGTATTATTTTCTAATGCAACATATGCATCTTCACCAGCAACAATTTTTCTCCAATCACCTACGTTAGGTAAATTACCTTCTGTCCAAGTTGTACCATCATCTGAATATGCTGTGAAGTTTGGATCTGCGATAGCAACCGCACGTTTTCCTCTTGGTGTACCTGCACTACTAAATGTTACAATAGCGTTTGTACTATCGTCTGATACTGAAAGTACTTCTATAACACAGTCATTAGCTGGCGTTGTTCCGCCTAGTGCTGTTCCTAAGATTGTAAGTTTATCTCCAACTGCATATCCTGCACCTGAACCAACTTTTGTTAAATTATATGCCTGTCCTTTACGTTGAACATTAAATCTTGCAGCTACAGCTTCGTCATCAAAAGTTTCACCTGTTCCAATTCCAACAGTAATATTTGTATAATCAACAGTTTGATATCCCCAAGTTGCTCCGCGGAATTCTCTTGCGGCTGGTAAATCTCCGTTTGTTGAAACAAACCCTGGGTGACTTGCTATAATACTTGCTTCAATTCTATAGTTAGTAGTTGAGTCAAAATCTGGCACCAAGTCCGTACCTGGAATAATATGATCCCAACCTGCTGTACCGTCTGATTCTTTTGTTACTGTTACATCTCTAGTTACACTATCAAATACGTTAAGCTGTGCATATTGTCCTGCACCTCGACCACTTGTAATAATAACACGCATGCCTTGCACATCTGCTGTAAATTGTGTTGGATCGTTAGCATTCAAACGTATTCTATCTGATGCATCAACTGTAATTTGTGCGCTACTTGCTATAACTTTAAATCCACTTCCGCCTTCAGTACCTGAACCTTTAGTATTAATAAGTCTTGGCTCATGGACGCCGCCATCTCTAAAATCAACATATTCTACTGTTGCGTCATCACCTGCACCAACAATAGTTGCTGTAGCTTCTGTGTATTGTTCGCCAGTATGCGAATATTGGAATAAGAATAATTCATCTGCAGATCCGCCTGCAAATGCACTTTCAACAATAGCTTCGTTTACTCTGTTGTTTACTGTTCCTGCATCTGGAGTTTCTAGAGGATCGTTGCCGTCTGACACAGCACCAAAACTTCCGTATGAGTTGTTACCGTTTGTAGCACGTATCACTCCGCCGCTTTCTGCTAGATATCCAACTGCACAATAGTACGTAAACACTGACACAAGCTCAGCTCGTGCATTGTTTAATATGTGTGCGCCAATACCATCACTTAGTACTTGTGTAAAGTCATTTGATGTCATTGACTTGTTACCGCCATTGTGTAAAGCACCGTCTACTTTTTTACCATAACAACGTTCACCGATGTTTGTAACACCTTGAATGTAAGGTGATCTGTTAGCAATCCAAACTCTTTCATCTGCTGGTCCCCAACCTGGATCAAGTGCAACACATGCACCACCTGTTGGTCTTTGATAAATGTCGTAAACTCCTGGAGGATTCAATCCGCCAGTTAGTCCTTCAATAGTCATTTGACGCAAGCCTGTTGTATCTCTTACTAAGAACATGTCTGTTGTACCAGAACCTGTTATAGCTCTTGCATATCTGTTAGCTGCGTTTATTGTTCCGTATGTTCCTGGGTATTTTAAATCTCTTATCATTGCACGTATGAAACTTTGCACATCATTTCTAATACGCAGAAGGTCACCGTCAAAATCTGGGAATACTGTTCTAATATATCCAAAACAATCTTGCACAATATATTCTTTATTTTGCTCTATAATAGCTGCAGAATTTACTAACCCTTCGTCAGTACTTAAAGTATTAGTACCACTCATTGTAGGATTTGTAGCACCACTTGCAGAAATAAATTGAATTCTATTAAAATAATCTAATTTTCTTGCACCCATTAAAACAAAAGCATCGTTTGATCCAACTGGTAAATTTCTTTTTTGTTCAATTGGATTTCCGCTTTGTGAATCTATTTCTTGGTTCAAAACTAGTTTTTGTGATATGCCTAAAAAGTGCGAAATAATATTATTATGAAAGGCTGTATCGTCTTGATACGCTGCAATTGGTCCTGTGGCTGCAATAGTTGTTGCACGAAGTTCATCTCCCATTACAACACAACCTGCTGGAATAGCAATTGGACCTATCTCTTCAAATCTTCCTGCTGACACAGCTACCTTAGTTGGTACTAGAGGATTAAAATTATCTTCGATCCATTCACACGCATGTCTTACTGTGCGGAATGGTGTTTCAGGTTCTCTACCATATGTGTCTTGGTCTTTACCATTTAATCCTACATACACAACTTGGTTTTCAAAATCTCTATTACGCCAAAATACTTCTTGTTCTGCTGTAACACTTAAAATTTGATTTGTTTCACCAATTGGTACTCTTGCATCGCCAAGTGTACTATCGTCTTCGTAATTGTCTTTTCTCCAAGCACCATAAGTTATCAAATCACCCTTTGTTGTAAGTGCTGCTTGCTGTCCTGCTTGTACAGTTAAATCCCAATAGTTGTATATACCTACAGCAAAATCACCTGGAGCTTTTTCAAAGTCTGATGCATGTTCAAAGTTACAAGTGTATGTACTTCCTAGATAATAAACTACATCGCCTCTTGAATAGTAAGTATTTGTTTTCCAGTTAGCTTTCCATCTTTGTCCTTTTGCAAGTAAGTTCCATACTTCTGGATCAAGGTCAGTACTTGCACTATCTTTACCGTCTTGTAAACCTACATCTCTTACTGCCTCATATAAATAACCACCACGTTGTACAATATCACCTGCTTGATATTCGCTTCCTAATACCCAGTCACCTGCAAAATCGTTACTCTTGGCTAGTACTCTCCAGTTAATAGTCGAGTCGCCACCTAAATCTTGTGATACAACTTTTCCTTGTGCGTCTAGCACTGTAACTAAACTAGGCTGACTGTCTTGGTTGTTGTTTATAGCACTATATAAAAATCCGCCATATCTTACAATATCACCAACGGAGTAAACAGAAAGTGAATCCCAATCATTTTTAAATCCTGTACCCGGAAATGTAATTGTAAAGTTTGTATTATCAATTGCATTGCCTGCAGAAGTGTGCGTAGTATTACATTCGTATATTGCGCCACCATATGAAACTTGATCATTTACTCTGTATAATGTATTTGTTAACCAAGCACTGCGCCATTCTTTTCCTGGATGGAAAATATCCCAGCAATTAAAACTAGGATTAGCACTTATATTATCTTCAAGTGTTGCGCCTGCATCGTGTGCTAGTTTACAACGATATACAATACCGTTATATCTTACTAATGCGCCTTCTCCATAACCTGTACCAGAAACCCATGGACCAACAAAGTCTATTCCGTCTCCAAAATCTTCCCATTTGCTTGTTTGATCTGCAAAGTTAGTTGAAGTGTGTGGTTTTATACATAAATGTAATTTACCATTGAATAAAACTATTTCACCAGGTATATACTCTACGCCAATTTCATAATCGCCGCTAAACGTTTTACTACTGGTCATTACAATCCAGTATGGTGCTGGAGCTGGAGGATTTGATCCTGGTAATATTCTAGCTAGATCTGTTCCGAATTCTGTACTTGAAGTATGACTTACAATACAAACATAACTTTTACCACCATTATAAACAACATCATCTTTTAAGTATTCTGTACTTAGAGCCCATTGCCCTTTCCACGTATACTTAAATCTATCTAACTTAAACTCTGCCATATTAGTATCCTATCTTTTCACTGCTCGATTGTGTAAGCACGTTTTCATCGTTACCTTCTCCATAAGCCGGAGAACTGTTTTTGTCTGGGTAAGTATATGCTTCTGAAATTCTTTGTACAAAAAATCCTGTTTCTTCTTCAATGTAATATAATAAACTTCTATTTTCCCACTTGAACTGTTGATAACGTAAGTTTGGATATAATTGTTCATGATCAATATCAATACCATCAAGGAAGTCAATACCTTCTTCAAAGTCCGGATAGTTTTCTGATGCAATACCAAGATCGTTAACAATAACAACATTTTCTTGTCCAAGACGTAACTGGTCTAATTGCTGTAAAAACAATTCTCCATCTTCGTTTCTGCGTAGTCCGTAAAAGTATCTTTTGATAAATCCTGCTGCTACGTCTGTTGGTGTTGTTCCTATATAATACATTATGTTATCTCCACGTAACTAATAATAACATCAACTGAGTCATCGAGTGTGGACGATACATACATTGCATTACTAGTTGCTAATATTAATTTTTCGCCGGATGATACTGCACGTAAACTTGTGCCTGAAGGAAGAATAGAATCTTTTAAATAAAATCCTCTTGCACTATCCTGGCTTTGTAGTTCAACGTTAACATACACGAACTTATCAGTAAGATTAGTAAAACTTAATCCAATTACTGTTGCTCGTGTAGCACCATTAGTTTCAATAACTTTTACTGGTGTTGTTCCTACGTTTTTTACTACTTCATTTCTAAAAAAGGTTGCCATCTATATTTCCTTATCCCATAAATAAAACATTTTCAATTGCAATGTTTGTTGCGTCGATCGAACTAACCGCTCCGCTCAAACCTGCTACACTAGTCCATATACTACCATCAAAAACTTCAACTCTTAGATCAGCTGTGTTAAAACGTATCATGCCTATTTCAGGCGTTGCTGGTCTATTTAATGATGTTCCTACTGGTATAACTAATCCGTATGATCCGTCGAATTTATAATACGCATTAACTCCAGTTTTTTGGAACTCCATTATGCCTTGAGGTACTGTATGTGTTATAGTGTTGTCCTTGATAGAAAAATTATCAATTACAACTGAGCCTGTTCCGTTGGGTGATAAAACTAAGTCTAAATCTCCCGACGTAGTATTTATCACATTGCCGTCTATGCGGATATTATCTATCTCAATTTGATTTGCATTAAATCCGTTGGTATCTACACTAAAAACTACATCATTTTTAACATAAAATCTAATTATATCGTCGTTTGCGCCTTCTGTCAATTCAGCTGTGATTCTAGTATCTCCGTTGAGATCCTCAACACCTTTTAGATTAAACCAATTAGTTCCATTAAATCCTTCAAATCTTGCTAATTCGCTATTGTAACGCAGTTCCCCTGCTACTCCGCTTGTTCGTTGCGCTGTTGTTCCTGTTGGAAGTTTAATTGCTCCAGATGAATTAAAATTAATTAATTCTGAGCCAGCGTCAAATACCATATCACCTGTAGTTGAAATGTTATTTGTTTCAAATGTAAATCCTTCAGCTACAACACTACCTGTTCCGTTTGCACGTAATTCTAAATCTGCATCTGATGATGTAGTTGTAATTACATTTGTATTAATATTAACATCATCAACTTGTAGTTCTGATACCCAAAGTTTTGACCAAGTATTTGTATTTGTTCCTAAACTAAATGTACTTGTACTACTTGGTACTAGGTTACTATTAATACCTGCTACAATTTCTATACTATCTGTACCTTCATCACCAATAGTAATATTTCCGCCAATAGTTACGTCACCGCTAACATCTAAGTTACCAGTAATGTCAACATTGTCTAATAGATTAATTGCTCCGCTACTACTATTAAGATTAATATCACCTACAGTACTTGATAATGTATTTCCAGTTAGTCTTAAATTTCCAACATCAATGCGTGATCCGTTTATAAAACTAGTATCTCCGCCTGTTGTAAATGTTGCACCTGTTGTTAAGTCAACAGTAAGTGCATTTGCTGTGAAACTATCTGTACCGTCATCTTGGTTTACATAAAATAATTCACCAACTCTAAAATCACCTTTATGGTCAACTGAGTTGTATCTTACTTTTGCGTTGTTTAATTCAACTACTTCGTTTGCTTGAATAACTGTTCCTGGATCGTTAGTAACTTCTTTTCCGTTACCAATGTATGCCAAGTTTTGTCCAATTGCATATACAATAATACCCGGACCGTCTCCGTAAATACCAAAGTTACCATATACACATGCAGAACCAATCATTCTTATTTCTGCACCAAAGTCTGCTAAATCTACATTTTCTATTACTGTTGCTGTTGCACCTGCGCCGTTTGAAATACTTTGCGGAGTTGTGTCAAACCCAATAAAGTTTGTATTCTTCCCGTCAATAACAAGTATATCATTATCAACACTTTCAACTGTCACAGTTTCAACAGTACTTGCATCAGTTGATGTAAATGTAACTGTATCAGCAGCATTAAATGTGCCTGTTATTCCACTAAGTCTAATACGTGTTTTACCATCGCCTTTTAAACCTGTTGCACCGTCAAGTGCGTGTATTCCTTTATTAGCAAAATATGTAAATGAGTTTAGCCATTCTATTCTCACACCGTTTGTTGCTGTAAGAGCATCAACTCCAGGTGTTATAAATGTAACACTGTGGAACAACATACTTGCTTCTTTACTTGATGCATTTGCTACTGATCCGTCAGCTAGAATACCTCTACCAGCATCTCCTTGATTGAACCCTCTTGGATCTTCTGCTGTTGTTACACTACCTGCTGTAATAACTGTAATATTTTTTACGTAAGGTGACCTTGACGTAACTGTAATATTGTTTGCAAATCTAAATGCATAACCCGGACTAAAAAATCCTGATACTGTTAAATCTTCAACTGTTGTTTCACCGTTAAGTAATATAGCATCATTAGTATTTGTACCTGCTGTTGGTTGTATTGTAACTGATCTAATACCAGCACCTTTAAGTGTAACACCAACTGGTACTGTTAAAGGAAAAACTTCAGTGTACACTCCTGGTGTAATATAAACTGTATCGCCTGCTGTTGCTAAACTTAATCCTTGTTTAATAGTTGCAACAGGATCCTGAGGATGTGTCCCTGAATGTGTATCGTCGCCGTTTTCACTTACATAAATTAAATTGCCTTGTCTAAGAGTAAGATCTATTCCACTTACAAATAAATCAGTTGTGTTTATTTGTCCAGTAAATAAAGTTTGTGCATGAACCTCGCTCCATATTTTTCCTACTTCACCTATACTAAAAGTATCAGTTTGGTCAGGAATAAGATCGCTTCCTATTTCTGCATTAATTGTTATGCTATCAGTATCAGCATCACCAATTACAATGTCGCCGTCTGCAGAAATATTACCAGTAGCATGTATATTACCTGTAACATTCATATCTGAATGTACATGAACTTCACCTGTGCCGTTTGGTCTAAATTCTAAATTTGAATGTGAATCGTTGGTGCTTATTACATTACCTTGAATGTCAATGCCGTCAATTCTTGCTTTGTTTTGGTAAACAATGTTATCAAGAGTACCTAAGTTTAAATATTGTTCTGAGGTACTGATTGTATTACCAGTTATATTAATATTTGCTATGTCTAAATTATTGTCAACATTAATATTAGTACTTCTCATTGTACCAGTAATGTCTAAATCGTATTGGGGAGATGAGTTCTTAACACCAATGCGCTGATTATTTACATCTAGATATAAAAGATCTGTTTCAAAAGCTAAATCTATTCCATTTCGGATTAGATTCGATTTAAGTAACGGACCCGATATGCGACCTACAGCCATTTTTTCTCCTTATACGGGCATCCTGTGCCTCCAACCTGTTCAAGCATTATGCTTCTATCGCTGGTTGACCGCGGTTTGTAACTGCAAAACAATGGTCGCTGTTTTGCATTAATAGTATTTAGTTGTATTTGAAATTTTAGTTAGGTTATCCTAGTACAATGGACCAAATATTAACCTGATCTTCTTGATACTCTATAGTAACACTTTCGCCAGCACCTGTAGCCGGAATCCATTCCTGGAATTCACCTTCTTTGTTGTCTACTCCAGCATAAACTTCTAGAGCTTTTACATCTGCTCTAGCATTAAATCTAGTATCACCCGTTTGTGGATTAGGACCTCTAGTGTCATTGCCACCGCTTGGCATAACAATTCCAGATGCGCCTCTAAATGCAAAATACCCGTCATCTGTTACAAATGTCATAGGGCCGCCGTCGGTAATTTCTAAAATATTATTTTTTATTTTTAAATCTTTTTGTATAAATTTACCATCACCGTGCATAGCAAATTGTAAATTACTATTTGATACTTCTGTTGAAATAGTGTTGCCATCTAGCTTTATATCATCTACACTAAGAGCTCCAAATAAGATACTGTCGCCTGTTATATCTGCCATTAATGTAGAAGAATCTATTGCATCTACTGCTCCGTTTACTATAAATCTAATATTGTTTGATGTAGGATCAGCTGTTACGCTAGTTAGTCTGTTTGATGAAAATACACCATTAAATGTAATTGGTGCATTAACAGTTTGGCCTTCAAACCTATTTGAATCTGTACTGTACCTAATTGATCCTATTCCTGGTGCTCCGGTTGAATCAGCGTTGATTCTTTGACCGTCTGTACCTGCAGGCAATTTAATTGATCCTGTAGTTGCTATGTTAAAATTAGTATTTGTAGTAAAATTTAAATCATCAGCTCTAGTAAAAAGTTTATTTTCATCTACAGCTATATCTTCTAATAATACCGCGCCAGTGCTTTGAGCTCTAAATTCTAAATCGTTATTTGTTTCAGTAGTTGTTATAAAATTATCTTGTATTAAAACATCATCAGATTGTGCTGCACTTAACCAAGCCTTTTTCCAAGTCTTACTTGCAAGTCCTAAACTATATGCTCCACTAATGTCTGGTACGATATTTTGATCAATTTCTTGTGCAAAACTAATTGTATCATTAGCATCATTACCAAATCCTATTGCACTGCCGCCGATTGTAAAATCTCCTGACATTACAACATTACCAGTAACATTTGTATTGTCTAAAAAGTTTATTATTCCTGCTGCACTATCAACATTAATACTTCCTGGACTACTAAACAATGTATTATTTGTGATTATAAGATTGCCTGTTGATGCTTGTGCGCCGTTTAAAATACTTGTAGATCCACCAGTTGTAACATTAATACCATTAAGTGCATTTACTTGTGCTTCTGTAATAACAATACTTGATTCGCCGCTTTCTAAGTCAACAAAAAATTGATCACCAACTCTAAAGTTACCTAAATGGTCAGTTGATGAAAAATAAATATTTCCACTGTTAAGCTCACTTGTTTCTTGAGCTTGTATTGCTCTACTTGGATCATTGTCTAAGAATTTACCACTTCCGATATATCCAAAGTTGTGTTGTATTAGATACATAATAGTATCTGCACCGTCAGCTACTGCTCCGTAATTTCCGTAAACATTTGCTGAACCTATTGATCTAATTTCAGCTCCAAATTGTGTTGTTGATCCGTCTGTACTTAAATGACCAGTTACTCCTCTAACAGCATATAATCCTCTGTTAGCAAAGTATGTAAAAGAATTAAGCCATTCAACTCTAACACCATTTGTCATTGTAATTGCATCAACTCCAGGTGTGATAAATGTAACGCTATGGAATAGCATGCTTGCTTCTTGACTAGCACTTAAAACATTTGCTCCGTCAACTAATGCGCCTTTACCTGCATCGCCTTGTGCAAAGCCTCTAGGATCGCTTGCACTTGTTACACTGCCTGCTGTAATTACTGATACGTTTTGTACATAGGGAGATCTCGAGGTTACTACTGTATCTGTTGCAAAACTAAATGCATGCCCTGGACTAAAGAAATCTTTTATAGTAACATGTTGGACTGTTGTTTCGCCATTCATTAAGAAACAGTTATTTGTATTTGTTCCTGCTGTTGGTTTAATAATAACACCACGCATGTTATGTCCAACTATACTTACGTTAGTTGGTATTTCTAAAGGAAATATTTCTTCGTATTCTCCAGGAAATATATGTATTTCAACTGGTCCTTGTGTACTTGCATCAGCTCTTGCTAGTGCCGCTTTAATAGTAAGCATAGGACCTTGTACACTGTCGCCTACTGCTGAATCGTTTCCGTTTTTACTAACATAAAATATATTACCAACACGTAAGTTCATACTCGCTGTGCCAGCGATAATATCACCAGAATTTATTACTTGACCATTAACAACACCAGGATGAATTTCTCCAAAACGTTTTCCAGCCTTGCCTAATTTCAAGGTATTATTTGTGCCTGGATTTAGATCATTAGTCATTTCTGCGTTTAAAACTAATGTATCTTCATCATCACTACCTATTGTAATATTACCATCAAAAGTAATGTTAGATTGTGAATGTAAACTTCCAAATAATTCTAAATTAGTAGGTATTTCTGTTGTACCTGTGCCGTTTGGTCTTAGATCAATATTTGAATTTGTATTATAACTTTTAATACTATTATCATTAATTTCAATTTGATCTGTTGCGAACCCTGATAGATTTATTCTTCCGCCAACAGCTGCTTGTAATACTATTGGCGAGTCTAAGGAATTAATATTACTTCCGTTTCCCCAAATTAAATTACCAATCTTTAATTCTGTAGATGCAATCATGCTAGGCATTTGAGACATGCCTGATACTTGTATTTCGTCTGTAGTTACATCAGTATTAAACCCTAATTTAAGTGCTGTTGCATCTAAATGAAGGAGAGATGTATCACTTAATGTATTTTTAACATTTAAGTTAATTCCGTTACGTTCAAGATTAGCTGCTAATAACGGTCCAGATATTCTACCTACTGCCATGATGTCTCCTTATACAGTAGTATTTATTGGATTACTTGTCAAAGTTATGTAGTACAGTAATAGGTTTTGCTAGATCTGGAGCAGATGCAAATTTTAAATACCATCCGTCTGCGTATGGCGAATTAGGACCAGCAAGATTACCACTTGAGCTTTGTTCTAGAGTATAGTTTGTTGTTGCTACTTGAAATACGTTTTCAACAAATACTAAAACATTCTGCGCCGCGGCAGGAACAGGAAAATCTGCATCACCGCTTGCTAATGGTCCAAATACTGTTTCTACAGCATCACCATTACCTAAATTTTGTTGTGTTATACCTGGATCTTGATTTGGTTCTTTAAATCTTAATTCTCGCCAAGCACCGTTTTGATATGCTTCAAATTGATCATCATCTGTGTTATATCTAATCTGCCCGTTAACAGGACTTGTTGGCCGTTGTGCTTCTGTACCTTTAGGCACTAATATAGTATTGGTACTTTCAATAACTACTTGTCCGTTAATGTCATACTGAACACCATTACCATAAATGGTCCTACTGTTTGTATTTTGAGCTTTCATTAGTCTCATTATTACACTTCCAAATAACTTATTGTTGCAGAAAGATTAGTTAAGTTTGCACCAATGTCAGGTGCTGCAACAAAGCTAACTATGTCGCCTTCTTCTAATACTATTCTTTCTGAGTCAAAAGTAAACGTTTCGCCTGCTGGTAAAACTAAGTTGTTTACAATTCTAGTTATAGCATTGTTTAATGCTACTCCGCTAGGAAGAAAGTGTAAATCAAAATTTGCAGCGTCAACGCTGTTATTATTACATACCATTATATTTGTAATAGCATATCTTTTTCCTGCTGGTACTGTAATAACATCTAGTTGTGTGTTTGTTAATTGTGCGTTTGTGATTGCCATATTGTTTCCTTAAAAGAGCATTCCGAACAGTAGTGCTCTATTTCTACTTACTAATTCGTCTGTTACATTGTTTTTATTTACATAATACAAACCAACATTACCTTCGCTGTTGGCGGTATCTTTTGAAAATAATTTAATTCCACTAACAGGCGCTGCCGGACTAGCTGATAAGTCATCGTCAAATGGTGACCCGGTCATTACAAACGTATCTTTTACTGTAACTGATCCTGTTCCTGGCGCTGATAAAAATAAATTATCATCTGATATTGTAGTTGATATTTCATTTTTTTGTATTTTTAAATCTGCTAGTTCTAATCTATTAGAGTATATATTTGCAATTAGCGTGTTGTCGACTTTTACTTCAATTGTACTTTCTATACCTGTTGTAGATTCATCTAATGCTCTTAATGTTGTATCATTATCAGCAATACCCGGTTGTAGTGTATTTGAAAAAGCATATGTTACATAATCTTTAACACCTTTTGCATTAACCAATCCATCATTGTTTATTAATACATTACCGCTTCCAGGATCGGTAATAATAAAATCGTTTGCAACAGCATTAAATGCATATTCAAAAATATTACGTTCGTAGTTTACTGTACCGCTAACATCAATACTTGCTGCAGGAGTTGTAATATATAACACTCCTTCTGCGTTTATACTATTTGTTGTAAATGGTAAAGTTGTTCCGGTTGCATCTTGTAATTTAAATGCTCCATTACCACTTGTTCCGCCTGTAAAATATTGTGTTTGTTCATTGAAAACAATTCTTGCTGTAGGCAGTGATCCTCTATCAACTTCTATACCTGCAATATACCCATTACTAGCACTAATTCCTGCTGCAGACTCGCCTTCATTTAACGTAATAATATTGTCTGCAATAGTTGTAACTGTTGACTCAACTGTTGTTTGTGTTCCTCTAACTTCAAGATCACCATTGACAATAACAGTTCCTTGAACAGCAGAAGCACCGTCAGTAGTGTCTAGAGTAATAGTACCTGATGCACCATTACTAACTGCAATTTTATAATTGCCTCCGGTTACTTTATCTATCTTTGACATTTACTATTTCCCTGTTAACATTAATACATTTGTTGTTGAGTCATTGTGTATGTCCCAACTATATTCACTGTTATTAAAATCTATCATTAAGTTATTAACAATTGAAGCAATATAAACAAATGCTGAACTATGTAATACAATACCTATTAGTGACATTTCATTGTCATCTAAATCGTTTGTACTTTTATTAACTAGTTCGCATACTCCTTCATTTCCTTTATTATCAGTAACTTTAAATTTTGTATCGCTAAGTTGCTCTAAAACACTACCATGCGGTGTTGCCTTAGAGCTTCCTAGTTTTACAGAAACGACCAAATCTTTTAGAAGATTATAAAAATTCCAAAAAACATTTACTGGTCGTTCCATTAAGTTAGTCCTTATGCGTCTTCTGTAAAGTCGTCGTCATCTGCGCCGATTAATGTGTTATCATCACCAGCTTCTTCAACTTGTGCTGCGCCATCTGCTACAGATGTACTAAAGTTCCACGGAACACTTTTGCCGTCATACAAGTTAGTACCTGTACCACTTGGTGCTGACAAAGTAACTTTACGTCCAGCAATTTTACTTACTGTGTATGTTTCTGCATCGTCCATTTTGAATGAAATTGACATTTCACCTGCTACCAAGTTAGCTGGTAATTTACCAGTTGTTAGCGTACAAGTAAATAGTCCTGCTGTTTCAATTTCTTCACATACAAATTTCTTTGAGCCTACTTGCTTTACAATATAGCCTTCTTTAACTGCTGTGTTGTTATGAAAGTTTACTTTGATTTCGTTTCCGCCTGCTGTAGGGCCTACGCCTTCTACACCAAACAATCTTTTATTAAGTGGTCTTCCCATTTTTTTCTCCTATAATAGTAGTCCTATGCCCGTTCTATGGGCTACGCTGTGGGTACAGCATAAGTCCGCCTTGCGGCACACTATCTGACACAAGTATTTATCATCAATACAATATAAAGGATTTTAAGTCAAGAAAAAAGACTCCGAAGAGTCTTTTTAAAATATAAGCAAAATAGGTAGGACTTGGGTACACCTACAAGCACGGACCGAAATACCATTTCTAAACCGTACAACCTGTCCCCGCGGGTTAGTGCGATGTGACTCAGCGTATTTCTACTACCAAGCCTGGGTACCACCCCTGGACAGTCAAGTTCGACTCTTTTGGTAGGAGCCTCTTCCTTGCACTATAAACAAAAATTAATTACTTTTTTGTTGCTTATGTACTTAATATAACAGACTTTATATATAAAGTCAACCTCTTTTTTACCAAAATATTAAATTTTTTGTAATCTAGGGTCTGTACTAAGTATGTTCTTTTCAGCTCTTGGTCTAGATAGACGATTTTCAGCCATTTTGCGTACTATTGCTTTATGTGCTAGTTCCGTTTTTCTCTTTTTGCGAGCTATTTCGAAGTCTTTATGATTCATGACACTCTCCTCGTTAAAGTTAAGTGCGTTCCTTCGCTAATGCTACTTCCGGGCTAATTGCCTGAACGTTGTATTATTATTTAGTATCTAGTACTTGAATAAATTCGTTTTCTCTGTCCAAATATTTAAAGTCAATCTTTACTGGATCAAACTTATCTAACGCATCAAATACTATTCGTGTGTCTAACTCTCCACAAGTATAGACGTCTAATTGTATTAGTTTTGGAGATTGTTCGTCCCATATGTGTATTGCTACATGTGATGTTTCAATGATGGTAACGCAAGTAAATCCTTTGTTACCTTTCATATCACAATACTTAACATAAGGTCCCATCATAATCTTCATACCAATGTCTCTAATTAAATTAGAGGCCCAATCAGTAATAGTTTGTTCGCATATTGGAGGATTACTTACTTCTGCTCGTACTATTAAATGTTTATGTTTCATAACTTATAGTTTATATTAAGTTATACCTTATTTGAAACAAAATGTCAACCAGAAAATTTAGTCAAAAAAATAGGCGCCGTAGCGCCTATTTTGTATTTTGTAACTTAAGACTTAGCTAAAGCTAACGTTAGCAATGCTAACACGAGCTAGGTAGTCTGCTGCGTTACCTAATGAACTTGCAGTGTTGTTTAGCTCAACATATCCGTATCTAGTCATGAATGACACAACTGGTTCGAATGATGTTGGATCTAATACAACGCCACTTGACATTAGTGGGATATATGGGCAATAGAACGCTGCTGCGTCTGATTCGCTTGATCCCTTGTAACCTACAAGTACGTCTTGTGCATCAGCAGCATATGTGTTTACATATACTTTCATTGCATTGTTTAAAGTACCAACCATTTTAGTATTAGTTGGAGCTTCAAATGTGCCTTCAGTTGTTCTTGCGAACGCTGAAGTTGTTGCTGATTGAAGTACTGTTAATGCATACGGACTTACAACTGCCCAGTTACCTGCGCCTCTACGTGTACGTTGTGCAATTTTGTTACTTGCGCGGTTGATCATAACAGCTAATGCTGCATGCTCGTCACCTACGAAAGTAGCTGTTCCTGATACACCAGCTTGATCATACTGAGTATCTGCTTCAGCTGTTCCTGCTAATGTGTATAGTGAACCAAGTACTTCTTGGTCAATCTCAGCTGTAATTTCTTGAGCTAAAGCAGCCATAATTTCTGCTTCAACATCAATACCATGCTGTGATTGTGCGTCTTGTGCAGACTCAAAAGTCCAACGTGCTGATAGCTTACGTGATTTAGCTTCAACAGTCTGTTTTAAGATCTGAATAGACATTTTGTTACCAGCTTCACCTTCTAGTGCTGCTGTGTTTGCCGCTGTTCCTGCTGTCGCACCTGAGTACGCTTCAGCAATTTTGAACGGTGATAGTGCTTCTTCACCAGCTACAGTACCGCTTGCGCCTGTACCAACTGTATCCGAATAACGAACACGTAGTGTGTGAATTTGCCCTACTGGGCCAGTCATAGGCTGAACACCAACGATTTCATTAGCAATGACTGTTGGCATTACACGTCTGATGACGGGTAAAATAACTCTGTTAAGAGTTGCGACGTTACCGGCGGATGTTGCACCTGCGCCTGCAGTTTCTGACAAATACTTGCGTGTATTTTCCAGTGTAGCTGACATTACAGATTTCTTTGTGCCTGCTAGGCCTTCAAGAAGTGCGCTCTTCGTATCCAGCCAGCGACTTTCTAATAGTTCTGACATAGTTTTCTCCTTAATTTAAACCAGCTAAACGTCTAATGTCAACGACATTATCGTCTTGCTTTGAACTAACGTTAGTTTGTTTTCTATTGCCTGTGATTTCTGTGCCTTCTGTAATTACTGCCTTCTGCTTCGCTGGAGATTTACCATCAATTACTGACGGTAGGTACTTGTCAAATGCAGATTGTAGTCTGTTTGTTTGTACTGATTCCAGTAAATCTGTCATGATTTCTTGTTCTGCTCTGTTTAGTGGGCTTAACAATCCATCAATAGTTTCTTTGCGCTCAGCGATTTGTGCCATACGCTTAACTTCGTTCGCCTTAGACTCAGCTAAAACTTTTGCTTTTGTTGCAAATGCTTTTGCTTCAGCTAGTTGTTTGTCTTTAACTGCAACTACATTCATAAGTTTTGCAACTTCTGAATTTTCATTCAGATGACTTGTTGCGTAC